CGGGAAGCGTAACAGCGGGTCCCCGTTTTTCACGGGGAGTTTAGAATAGAAATTCGCAGGGATTGTCCCTTTTGCTGTTTAATGTGAACTGTTTAGATGCCATACTCCTTAAATATAGCTCTTGTAACAAGTTCATTGTTGATAACTCCAATACTCCCAATATTGTCGTATATCTGTGAATACAAATGATCAATTTCACATTGTGTGGGATCGTATGACGAGAAAAACATCAAGTCAGTAATTTGTATAGGTTTGATGCGTGCCAATGCTTTGTCCTCAACTAGCGTACTAGTATGTACCAGTGGGTACAATCTTTTCAGGAAGGTTACAAAGGGGCAGTCGACATCAGAATAAAAACCATTAATCAATTGACCTTGGAAGATCTTACCGCGCTCAAGCATAGTGAGCTTCTTATTGGGTAGATCTGTCTTGGTTATACCTAAAGTGCGGAACATTGTTCCAGGCACGAGCATTGCTTTCCATGACCCATGAATATCCAGCACAGGTTGTCTACGTAAAAAACGCAAATCTACAGGGCGGAAAACTTCATTAATAGTACAATGGTAACCAACAGATTCAGCAGCCAGTTGAAATGAATCAACGGAAACTTCAGAATCGGGCACCAAAGAGAAAGCAATAAATAGGCAATAACAAGCTACGGTATTGATTAAAGTGGTAATTGTAGAACCGGAAGATAAGATAGGGCCAATAGGTTTGAGTATGACTTTCTTCTTTTTATCTGAAACTGAGCGTATAACTAAGTCATCACTACATTGTTGAATCAAGGCTGATATAACATTGTCATGAGGGAAGAGAGTTTTAACCAGTTCAAACATATGAGAAGAATGTGATACATCGCAAGAAGCGATGTCGACATCAAACCATCTGTGAACACCGTTAACGGTGATGCGAAGCAAGGAATCATCACTAAAGATGCAATATTCCAATCGATTGGTGCCAGATATAATGTCATTAAACATCTGGTCCATTGCATCGCCAGTGCAAGCGCCCATAAATTTACAACGTCCCCCGAGATAATTAAAGTAATTGGAATCCAAGAAATCTTTACAATGCCCGGTGTAAAACGCTCCTTGCAATGAAGCATGTACACCAAAATCGCCAATAGTTCTAGGATATTTGCCAGGTTTGCCCAATTCGTCTTTTTTCATCTTAAGGAGGAAATCATTAATCTTCCAAACCGGTTTGATAGCCAAATTACGATCATAAACATCAATCATGGCGTTTTCTCTCAAGACTCTCTTTGGATGAATGTCATGACAGTGAACATCAGCTTCAGAAATGAGACCTAACCATTCAACTTTGAAGGGTGTAGTGTATTCCTGGAGTGAATGCGCATGCGTGTTTATAAAGTGTGATTGATTAGCACACATTAATGATTCATAATTGAACCGAACCGGAAGGTTCCTTTCCATACTAAATTTATCTTCCCTAATACATGTCTGTCTTCGTAAAGCACGAGACATGTTATGATCTGAATTTCTATATATCAGACCGGAATGTAGAAATGAGTTGGAAACTCTGGTGCGTGATGAACCAGAGGGGATAATAGGGAGTAGAGGGGGGGGACCAAAATCTAAATCAAAATTTTTGAAGTATTTATGACCCTTAATGCAAAGGAATCTGTCATTAAAAGCGAAGCTTTTATTGACAGTACAATCCACTGCCTCTATCCTTTCACAGCCTGTTTCCCAATAGAGGAGGTTGGGCGGCTGTAAGCGTTTCCCTGCATAGAAACAACTGGAAACTTAGAAGTTTGTCCATCGTTAAAGGTTAATGCATAAGGCATGGCCTGCTGGAGGCCATAAGCAATGGTTTGGGTGTGAACCAGGAACCAGCTTGTCTTAACATATGAATCCAATTTGCTGTGATCAGTGGACAAATATTTCCTAATAGCACTCTCAGCGTGTGCTTTAAATCCAAAAGTTTTGCGCCCAGTAGATGAAGTTTCGATAGTAACTAATCTCTCTTCAACTGCATATCTTGTGATGATATCAGCCAATTCAGTGTGAATCTTGAAGTCACGAAATTTGGTAAAACCAAGTTGGACCCATAAGTATTCAAGGGAGGTAGAATCGACAGTCAAGAATCCAAACAAATGACTGGTAGAAGAACCAGTCATGGTTTGCTCACCCACAACAGGGGTACCACTAAAGATATGTTCGAGGAATGAACCTCTAGTTAAATGGGCGTACAAGGAATCGCGTAACACCGCACCAGCTAAGTAAAATCTCACAGTTTCCAAAGGAGATTGCTCTGTTATCAAAACAGGTCCAGCTGCTGGTGATGGTGTTGACATGAGTGAAGATGTATCGGGCACATCGCAAGTGTCAGGGACATCTTGCCAGATGTTCGTGTGTACCTCGAAGTCATCTTCATATAGGGGAGGGGCTGATGGTTCCGGGTGAATATCCAATTCATCAGATGCTAGGGTTTGATCCACTTGCGCATCTGATGCCTCCGAATGAGTGTCCAGGTCATCAGATGCTAGGGTTTGATCCACTTGCGCATCTGAATGCAGAATTTCCTGAACTGTATCATCAACTGATGAATCAATTAGGGTTTTATCCACTAAAACCGATTCAACAGCAAAATAGAAGGACGGAGTAGAAGTTTCACTCTGAGCGGGTGATAGAGAAACGTTGGATGTAGCTTTATAATCTGTTGAAAATGAGTCGCATGACTCATAATCAACAAAAGCAGAGAATAAATCTTGGTTAATGTCCTTGACTATTTTCTTAGCAGCCAACCTTCTCTCTCTGCGATTGGGGAGAGGTGCTTTAACGATAATCGGTGTGTTGATTTTCTTTGGCATAATTGGTTTCTGTGTGAACAAACCAGAAGGGTTGTCAACAACAGAATCAAAATTACCGAAGGCAACGTTTGGGGAGCAACAGTTGCAATAAGTGTCAACAGGATGGTAATGGTTTCTTAAACCAGGGCAATCCATAACGCAAACGATTAATTCTTTAGCCTCAGCAACACGCCGGGCAGCTCCCTGCGCTGCAGGCTTCTTCTCACCATTACCGCGAGGACGACGTTGTGAATGGTGATGACAACATTTCTTACATGTTTCACCATCACTGCACTCAGTGCACTCAACATCATCCAATCCTGTCCATGACCCGTTGTTTCCATTCAACGATGAATGGACAGCATGTTCATTAGTGGCTTGTAAACCCCAAAATGAATCAGGATACTCCTCAAAATCACCTTGAACTGGAGTGATTTCCTCTGACAAAAGAAGCGCCGTGGCTTTCAAGCTGGCAGATAAAGTTCTCATGTCTTTGAGTTGTGCATAACTCATATACCTCTTAAGGCAATCAACAACAGAGTCGGGGCGATGCTTTGTAAAAGCAGCCATAATACGAATATCACTGATGTTGTCTCGAGCACAGACTTTTGGTGAGTCGAGCTCTGCCTCTAGTCGGATAAAATCAAATTTGTTACGAAACAAGTTGAGGAATGCCTTTTCAATCTCGTAAGGGTTGACAATAGGGTTCCTTCTCTCATGTCTCTTAATACGCAAATACTTTGAAAAAATCACATTAAAAAGCCAAGTCATTGCACGAATAGTATACAAATGAAAGGTGGCTTTGTCTAGCAAGTTAGAAACGCTAGTGTAATTTTGTGGGGAGGGGACGGAAAAGCGTCGGGCTCCGAAGAAAGGTAATTGCTCCTTGCCTGGCTTACCAGGTTTACCTTTCATACTGGAATTGTTTGATCTCTCGCGAATTGTGTGGAGGGCTTCCTTGTCAAACATAGACGTTTCGTTTTCTTGACGAACACGTATGTTGCCACTTCTCTCTCCATGAGTGGAGAAACCTTCCTTATTAAACGATCTGTTTTTAGACTCTGAGCGCACAAGTGAGCGTTGATGTTGCTTCTGTTGTACGGTTTGCGGAGCTCTATTCATGATAATTTAAAAGTTTTGTGCTAACAAAACTGCGCTGTTTCGCGCGTGCTGTATTTCAAGCATTGGGGTCCATAGACTGTAAGATGTGTTATGTGGAGTCTGTGACGACTCTGCGTGAACATGGTGTGGGGGTGGAACTTGACGTTCATGGAGTGTTTGTGTGAAGGTATGGATTGAATAGATTTACAAAACCATAGCACCGACGGCGGTGACTAAAGCTTTTATTGCAATTGGTTTGAGAGCTGATGCGACTTCCGAAAGAGCACTCATCATTGCACTAGTAGGTGATGCACGGGTGCTTTGAATGATGGATGGGACTCTTTGAGCTGCTGCAGTAACAATCTCAAAACCACGTTGATCTGAGTCAGAAACTGTAGCGTTTGATGCAGTGGCTACACCAGTGTACTCCATGTGCTGTACATACTCAATTAAAAATGAGGAGCCTGCAACACCAGTCGCTTGAATGATGCAAACGGGAGAACCAACATAGGGGGTTACCCCGGCTGGGGCTGGAAGGCCAAGATCATCAGTGTATCCACTATTTTGAACGAAGTCGTTTGATGAGTAAGGATATGTGTATTCCGTTGGTGACGCGACAGGAGATGCTAGTGAAGTAAATGTGTAACTGGCTTCACTCGGAGCAACTGGAAATATGCGAGCACTACATGATTTACGTGTGACACCGCAAATATCAACATCAGCTTGCGAAGAAACAAGGGCAGGAGTGTTGTTAAAGGTGAGCACGTTTTCATGAATGGGGGATGAGAATATATAGTAAACACCCGACTCATTCAAAGTAGTACCAGTGTATGTGATGCGAACTCCACAAGAAACTATACGTCCAGATGCGACCTGACCACCAGCTGTGGCGGCGGACAATAATTGGGAAGCATTGTATGGGATATTAGGCAATAGGACACGCGAAACACCGACATTGAAGGTGCTACCGCCGATAAGCGGAAGTGCAGAGGCAGCAGTATACAAAGAAGTAGAAAGGTAACCGATAGGTAGATCGTTGGCAAGAGATGGAGAGATGGTCATAAATCCATATCCAGCTGTACCAAGCTGCATAGTGTAACGTGCAAATGCTGTAACTTTGTGTGAAAGGGGAGCAGGGAAAACTGGAAGACAAGCTTGACGAACGGATGGGTGGAACGGATCAACAAGAGCACGCGCATAAGCTAATGCACATTTTGACAGCGTAAAAGATGAAACAGGTTGACGTTTGGGTCGGGCTCGATTCATTGGTTGAACGACAAGAGTGGAAGAGAAGGGGCTCTTAGGTTGTTGCTTTTTGTTTTTACCTTTCTTAGGTTGGTTGCGTGGTTTAAGATTGCGCTTAGGTTGGTTTTTGTGTGTGGATCTATTCATTTTGAAAGCAGAAGTTTCAGTGGTGGCTGAAAAGCACTGGTGAGCGCATGTTATTGCTGCAGTGAGGGGGGGTGTGGGAGGGGGAGA